AAAAACAATGCTTTCTCTTCAGGAGTGCATTCTGATAAAGTCTTGAAAATAAATGTGAGAAAGAAAAAGACTGCCATTATCCAGGTGTTGCCATGTGATGTCTCAAAACTGCCACTCGGCATAACGCCTATTATGAGGGCAAAATCTGTGAACCAGCTGCAGTGCTTGCCTGCAAGAGCTTCAGCTGCACTTTCCAGGAGGTACCTATACATACGATACATATGCGTGTCCTCCTTCTTGACCCACATTGAGCCCATCATCATATAGCATAATAGCATCAAAGCCTTAATTGACATATCAAGCTTTGAAACATCGCCATCAGCTATCAATTGGTCACCCTCAGCAATCTTCCTCCATTCACAAGAGGGTAAATCCCCCCCCTTAGTGCCATCAGAGTTGGGCAAAACAACCCGCTCATACTGATCCATATGGTCCACACACAACAGCTTAGCAAGTATATGCGCCCCTCCTTGAGTCCACTTCTGACCAATTCTATTGTGGACCATTGGAAAGAAACCCGGAGTGAAATAAGTGCGCTCAAAAGAGTGTCTACCACAGAGCTCCTGATTCATCCAATCCTGAACCATAAAGAGCATTCGCATTTTCTCCGCAGTCAAATAATTCGCTAACATAGTCCAATCTCCATCTGCAATTTCAGACTTGTTCTCTATTTTGGGAGCCACTGTAGCGTTACCATTATTGAGTATTTTCTTAATTGGAACACAATACTTTGATTCATTAAAAGCTATTTTCACGTTCTTGTATTTTCGTCGAAGCCAAAGAGTACCTGCCTCCTGCCGATTACCTTTTTTTGAAAAATTTAAAGTAACACCTCCTTCCTCCAAAGTGACGTCCTTCACTGATTTATCATAATACACCCTACCATTTCCCGAGGTCTTAAAACGAAATAAGTTAATATCATTTGGCAAAAGCGCCCACTGCTCCTCCTTAAGCTGGACACAGTGGGTGTAATAAAACACCATCGCTTGGAACGTCCAATTAAAATCATAGTGTTTAGCCGGTGCAATATTCCACCTGGGAATATTTCGAATAAAACCTTTTATTCCCGATTCTGCTGTGTACTTGCAGTTGTACACAAAGGGTTGAGTGTATCCTGAGTAACTTTGATAATAAGCACACTGCCTCTGAATACACAAATAACTTAAGCTTGGAATATACGGGTACAGCTTGCCAACCTCCTTGCCCGTTGTGTATGAAGTCAAAGAGGCTTCCACCCTCTTTTGAGTTGATGTTTTCCCCG